GCCTGTGCCATCAACATATAAGTCCTTCCATTGTTTATCACTTTTTCCTAAATCAAATAAATTATTAGTTACTGGTTTTATATCTTTTGTTTGTACATAATCATCATAAACAGCTAAAATCCCAACATCATTAACCAAAAATACATGACTTTTACCTGATGGGACGTAAGACCAAATCTGACCGTCAGATCTAATATTTAAACGATCAAACCATCCATCGGTATCCCAATCTATATACGCATCATCACCATTACCTAAATAGAGCTTTTTATCATCAGGTAAACGAATATGTCCAGAGATATTGACATCATCAGCAAGTTCTAAGTTACCTCCTGAATCTGATATTGTTCCAGTGACAACTAAGTTACCATTGATAGTAGCTGTATCAGCACTGATGTTGTCTATATAACCTGTACCGTCAACGTATAGATCTTTCCATTGAAGTGAACTATGACCTAAATCATGTGTATTTGTAGTTAAAGGTTTTACATCATCATCAACATAGAAACCTACAGCTGTATTCCAACCAAATTTAGCTGTACCATCATCTGATACAACGAAATTACCAGTAGCTGTATCTAAGGTAATGGAACCGGCAGATTTTAATCGAAAGTAATTATTATCTTGATAATATATTTCAGCGTCAGCACTATTACCTAATTTTATCTTTACATTATCGTCTAACTTTATTTCTTCAAATATACCTTTTTGATTCTGCTCTTCCTGTAGAGCATAGAGTGCTTGATCTTGATTATTATTTAAATCTAATGCTCGTATAGATGATCCAGCAGCAAATACTCCTTTAGCAGCATCTACATCTGTATCTCTATATATTCTAACTTTTATACCATCGCCAGGTGCAGTATCAAACTCTACCTCTGCAGGACTTAATGTGGCTGTGTATCCAGTTGTTTGTGTTACTCCATTTAAAGCAACTTTAATGTCTTCAGTTTTTAAAACAGGGAACGGGTAACTAAAGGTGGTAGTTGACGCATTACCTGTATATTCTTGATAAGTTGTTGCCATCAATCATTTTGTTAGTTGGTATGGCGGTGGAATTTATTTATATAAAGAAAGTAATTCTTGTGTTTGTTGTGATCTTGTTTTAGTAGACCTATTTAATGACTTAATATTTTGTATATCTAATCTTCTTTGCTCTTCTATTAATTGACGTATCTCTGGATCTCTTTGTATCTCAGCCCATGCTTTTCTACGTGCATCTTCAAATAATTGACGTATCTTTTGGTTATGCAGATAAGCCTTCATTGGATCCATTTCACGTCTACCAGCATTTAAGTCAGCTTGCATCATTGCTAATGATCTAAGCATTCTTGGATTCTTAGCAAGTTTATTAAGCTCACGTTCTAAGTTCTGATCACCAATAGCTTTCATATACATTGATCTGATACGTGGTGAGTCACTTAAATCAACACCATCAGGTGAAGAATAGGTAGACATTCTCATGTCATAACCACTGTCAAATAAGAACTTACGACCTATACCTTGATCTAGATTGAAGTGAACTGGACTAAACATATTAAACATACGTGTTGGGAAGTCCCAATCTTTAATTGGTCTACCATTAAGCATGTCGTATTTAGTTGGTATCTCCTCTACAGCTAGACCTTCAGTTATAAGGTTTCTATTTCTAATTGCATCACCTATACCAGAGCTTAGTTCCTTCATGTATGGATTGAATAGTTTACCTAATTCATTCCTCATTGAAGACATAGGTATAGTGTTGTTTAATAAACCAGCAACGATCCTTTCCATTTGACCTGGCTGACCAGCGAACAAGTCAACAAACTGCTGCATACCAGCTAAGTAAGATTTACTTGAAATACCTTGAGCAACAACTAAAGCTAACTTCTGTAAATTATCTTCAGTCCATTCTTCACCCATTAGCTGACTATGATCACCAATATCAGCAATGGTTGAGAGAATAAGGTTGAATGGTTCTAGTGAATCATAACTAACCTGAACACCACCTAATGTAATAGTTCTAGGTTTATAACCTGCATCAATCCATACTTGTCTCTTACGTCTATCAGTTGGACCATTACCTGTTAAACCTCCATTCATGAAATGGAAGGATGCCATAGAAATGATCGCACTACCCATAGCTAATCTTCCAGTTTGTAGTGCTTGTGCATTAATCAGATCTTCAGCTGACTCAATACCATACTTTTGTACATTGGCTAAGTTCTCAGGTGTAGCAAAAGCTATATCATTGAACTCTTTAACTAAGAAGTTAAAGCCAGGTGTATGTTTAGCAGTTAGTGATAATCCATTAACACCAGTACGAGCAAATAAGAAGAATGGTTTAGCCCAAGGTGCAGAATCAAATACATCATTCAGACCTTTAGAGAAACCTGTTAAGTCAGTAGTTAATGTAGCTTCTTTTTTAGCAAAGATAGTCGCTGCATCAGTTATATTCCCATCAGGATCTGTGATCTGACTAAGGAATCTATCTTCTGCATTCTTAAGTAGATCAGGAGTTATATCTGTGATATTACCTTTATTAAACTGATCCATTGCAACTCTCATTGCCTTTTCTTTAGCTCTAGCTCTAGCTAAGACGTACCCAAAGGTATCGTCAGTAGCAGCCATGATCTTGGTTGAGTAAGTAAAGAACTTATTATCATTGGCAGATCTAGCCATATTAGCTAGGTAGTAAGCAGCCTTATCACCAAGGTTTGCTTGACCACTATTCTCTATCCAGTTACCGAATACCTTCCACTGTTCATCTCCTTTTGTATATTCAGAGAATCGTGATCTAGTAGTAGCTATATCACCAGCCCAATAGGAATTAAGCTTAGTTTTAAATAAAGTCCAAGCCTCTGGTATGGATTGCATCATTGCATTCATTGCTGCAAGAGATGCTCGTCTGGTAGCTCCATCACCTTTTAAAGTTGCACCTAAAGCAGTAGCCATAGGTCTAAGGAATGTTGCAGAACTAGTACCCATGATCGCTCTAATAGCTGTTTTAGGACCACTTAGAACACTGTTGATAATCACTCCTTGAAGTTCTCTAATAAGTACTCCAGTCTTAGGTTTACCGTTAAACTCTCCACCTTTTAACTTTTTCCTTACCCAAGCATCAAAGTCAGTTAGGTTATGGATTTCATTGGTCATAGATACTGTTTCCCAGATAGCCCTAAATAGACCATCATCAGTACTATTCCCTGCAATCTTCAATGCCATTTTAAAGGCTTCTACTGATTCACCTACCTGAACATCAACAACTTCATGTATATCTTTAAGTGGTTGTTTACCAGCAGCAAAAGCACGTAACTGACCAGATGTTTTCATCTTTGATAGTTTGATTTGAGTCAAACCAGCAATGATCTTGTCGTACATAGCCTTACCTGGACCATCAATATCAGCCAAGTCAGCAATGTCATATAGTTCTCTTCCTGTAATACCTATATCACGTATCTCTTTCATCAATGAGCCAATAACTAAATCAGCAGCAGCTATGTTTTCTGGATCCCATATACTTATTTCATCAGGTGATCCTTTCTTAATAACTGTTGGACTTTCAAACATCTCAGCCCAGAAGTCCTCAGTAGATACATCAGTTGTATTCCTACCTTCAAAGATACGTTTAGCTTGATCAGCAGCATCTCCCCATATTTCTTTTAGTGATCTACCTGCAGCCTTAGCAGCAGCGATTTCTTGTTGAATTCGTGCATCACTCATAAAGTCTTCGAGGACTCTAGCTACTTCCTCTTCAGCCATCTCAGCACTAATTGCTGTACGTTCTAGTTGGATAGGTGTATGAAGTGAATCCGTAGATCCCATCTCAGCACCCCATTCTTTTCTAGTTCTAAATAGCTGTTCTTTCACATCAGCAGCTCTACCAGTTGATGTTGGTGCAGCTTGCCATGGATCTGCAATTGGTTTGTTCTTATAAGCACCAAACTTAGATCGTCTAGGTGTAGGTGTTGGTGTAGTACCTGGAGATAATAATTCTGGATCAGGTACTGTATCTACATCAATAACTTGACCTCCTAATTGAGGTCTAGACATATCAGCTAGATCTTCCTGAACCTGTTCTCTAGCTTTTTCAACGATCTGTCCTCTGACATTTTCCTCTCTAGCAACAGCTCTGTTGAAAGCCTCTGGTCCTGCATCTTCGATTATCTCTTCACCACCTTTACCTTTTCTAACTCGTTTAATACCTTTACCAAGTAAGATACTTGCTCCATCAAAGAGCGCACCAATACCCATACCCTCTACGACATTCTTTAATGTCTTCATTGCAGGGTGATCTAAGTCATTAGTAGCTAATGGAGTATCAATAAAATTAAAACGATCTCTTAGTATCTGTAGACCATTCTCCTCTTGTGAATATTTAGAAAGGATATCTGATACAGCACCTATTCCAGCACCTCTTACAAGGCTACCAGCGACTGTAGTTGCAGCACCTACTCCAGCTGCACTAGCAGCAGGAATGATAGCAGCAGCTAAAGAACCAAAGTGAACAAGACTCCGTAAAGCACCTCCCCACCAAGTCTTAGTCTCAATAGGATTAGCATCATCTACAAACCAGTCATCCCACTCAGCTCCATATCCTTCCTCTGTTTCTTGCTCCTCTTGCATTTCACCACTGAACATATCAATGGCTCTTTCAGGGAAGGTAACAATGGAAGAGGCAGTATCTTGTAGACCACCTCCTATTGCTGATTGAACTTCTTTAATGGCTCCTTTAAAACCACCTCCACCTGGTTTGTTTCGAGGATCATCAAACTCAGCTTGAGCTTGCTCTTCCTCTGCTTGCATTGCAGCTCGTTGTTGCTCTTCTAAAGCTCGTCTCTGCTCTGCCTCTTCATGTAATTGTTGAAACTCTAAAGCAGCTTGATCCGCTTCTTGTTCATCAATATTTATTGGTTCTAGTCCATAAGACATTGTGTATTACCTTAGTAATTAATAACGTTTTCGCCTATTAACACGGTTCATCTCTTCTACTTCTTTCTTTCTATCACTAATAGCCTTAGCTAAATCTCTTGATAGTAGTCTTACAAGTTTCTCACCTTGAGCGTATTTAGGTAGAAGAGTTTTGTAAGCGACATTTGCAGCTGTTTTAATATCTTGTCTGACTTGTGGATCATCAAAGAAAGCAACCTCATCATCTGGTCTATTTTTAGTCCTTGGACTTTGCTTCATTTGAGATTGTGGAGATCCTTCAATTACTGTTTCAGTTACTGGATAATCTTCTAATACATCATCAATCAATAAACCTACGTCGTTGTAATCAATAACACCGTCTTTACCGTATTCCTCAACAATAGCTCTAGTTACCTTTGCAGGTGATGGATGTCTACTTAATAGTTCTTTAGTAGTAGCATCTAACTTTTCGTATTCTTGTAGTATTTTTGATTTAACTGGTTTACCTTCACCTTTTAATTCAGCAGCTATTTCTAGTTGTTTATACTGAAGTACATGTCCATTAACACCTATTTTATTACCTAATTGTTCATAAAATAAATGAACTTTACCCTCTGGTAAGTCCTGTGCTTCTTTAATTATATCTTCAGTTCCATAGATGATACCTGTATTAACTATATCTTCATTCAAAGCTATAGCATTACTGGCAGCAATTAAAGATACTTCTCTATTGATTGCTTGATTAGGATCGGATTTAGGTAATTCATCATAGATACCAGCTTCAATATTAGCTTTAATTCTTTCTAGAGTTCTTATATTAGCTTGATCTGGACTGGATGCTGTTTGTATCTCTTGCTTATAAATTAATTCATAAGCACGTTGAGCATTGGTTTGATTATTAACCCATTTTGTAGACTTATTTTTATTACCATCTGATTCCTTAGTATGTTTATTGATGTATGTATCTATCAATGAATGTGCTTCATCTTTTAAAGCTTTTGATGGAACTTTAATATTTGGCTCATTAACTTTCTTTAGCCATTCAGCTTCAAGATCTCTATCGTTTAGCTTTTGTACTTCCTCTTTACTGAATGGAATACCTTTATCGTATTTATATTTTAAGGTACGTGCAAGTTCTTTATCATCAGCTTTCTCTTTAGTTAGACGATTAGTTAAAGCATCAGGGATTGGACCACCTTTAGATGGATCATAGTTTTGTTTAAGATACTCAGCTAGTTGTGTGGTAGTCATAGAGAAGCCTTGCTCGTCTTCTATGTCTTGGATGTTTTGTTCTACTTGCTTTTGATAGTTAAGTTTATTCTGATCTCTTATAGCTGTAGCATTAGCAGATGCTTCAGTAAGTCTGTTATCCCAGTCAGTTTTAGAGAATGTTTTAGCGTGAGCTTCTATTATTTTTTCTCTTGGTTGTCCTTTCTTACCTCTATGTAAAAAACTAACAGCTTCAAATTTTCTAGCTACACTCTCAGGAATAACATTACTTTCTACCAATTTTAAAATATCTTCTTGAGCATATTCAATAGCTTCGGATAAAGTATCAAAATTCTTTTCTGCTTTTATACGTTCAAACATTTTAAAAGCATTCTTCTCAAATGTTTGAGCATCATCAACTAATAAGTTTGCTTCCCATTCTTGTAGACGTTCATTCTCATATCTTTGAAGTATTGCTTCATTATCTTTTTTATTTACCTCACTTATCTTTTGAGCTTCAAATTGATTAAACCTTTGTTTTAATTGTAATTGAAGTGATTCAGGGTATTTTTTAAAATCCTTCCAATACTCTTGTTTAAATTCTCTTATTTTTACTCTGACACCATCAGCATCTAAACCAGTTAAATCACCTGCAAATTCATTAAAATTATTAGGAAGATCAGCAGCAGCCTTTTTAGCTTTTGATTGTATAAATCCAAACCTACCTTTCTTATATTCAGAGTTTTCAACAAGTTCTAATGCTTCGGTGAATTTACCCTCTTCATTTATTTTATGAGCAATTTTCCATCTAGCTTTATAATCATCACTCAGAACATCTAGACCATTTTCATACTTATCATAAGCTAATTCTTTTTGAGCTTCTGTCCAAGTAGACATATTCTCAATATAATAATCTAACTGCCTCTCCTCTTGCTGAGCTTTAATACCATCAGCCATCTTCTTGGCTGTACCAGAGAATTGAATAAGACTAGTAATAACTTCTAAAGGTACACCAGCGTTTTGAATACGTCTTTGATCATTAGCTCTCTCAGCTTGTTCACGTCTCTCAAAACCTCTATTCTGTTTTTCATAATCTCTTTCGAGAATGGAAGCATAATCAGGTGCTTCGTTAAATTGTAATACCATAGTTAGTTACCACCATCCGAAACCACTTGAACCACCAGCTGTAGCTACTGCACTGGCTATCTTTAATCCATCCATTAACGCTGCAGCTCCTACGTTCTGCATAACAGGCTTAGGTGGTGCTACGTCAGCTACAGGTTGGAATGCTACTTGTGCAAATTGTTGATCTTTATAACTCTTAGCTTGTGCAAAGGCTTTAGCATTCTCCTGTGCAAGAGCTACATCATTAGTTCTGATTTGTCTTCCAATCTCAGATACCTTCCTTCCATATTCAGCTAAGTCAGTAGTTTTAATTCTTGCTACTGATCTACCTGTTCTACCACTAGCCATTAGCTTGGCAGATTTACTTTCATTTAGCAGTTCAGCGTACATATCTTGGTACTTAAGCTCAGCTTGTGCTCTAGCTTCTTGCCTCTTACGTTCGCTTTCGCCGTAAGCTGCCTGAGCTGCCATCTCTGCATTATTTGTATTGATATCATATTGAACTTGTCTTTGTTGATAGACATTTAGATCTTGCATCCATTGTCTTTCACGTCGTTCATTTTGATATGCGTATTGTCTTCTGGCAGCTGCATTTGCTGCTCTAGCTTGGGCTCCTAAACACACGGCAAAACTCTATAAAGGATAATTTGTTTGGACCAAATTCAACTTCACGTAAGAATTTAAATCCAAGGAATTGAAGTAGCTTTAAATGAACTGTGTTGCGTTTATCAACAACATTCCACAGCAACTTATCGGGTTGTCTTTCTACATAACGTCTCGCTTCTCTAGCAAACGTTATTGGGTATTCATGTATAGCGGGTGTACATAGCATCCAGATTTGACCTCCAGGGTCTACCCCAGCCATTCCGGCAGTCTTGCCGTTAGGCACTGTGAAATACACACAGGAGGGCTTCTGAACCGCATCTAATAGTGCTTCTGTTGCATCTATACCATGACCCTCTTCGACCTCTCTACGGTCCTCTGGACGTAGGTTAGAGGCTACTTCTTTAGCAGCCTCCAACGTTATTGGGTGAATAAATTTAGACACTCTTATAAAACTTATTTGTGTAATCCCCTTCCCATATCATTGAATATAATGTTAATGGTGTAGGGTGTGTCGATTTAAGGGTAAGTGTTATATTTGTATTTCTATCATATATAGGTATAACTCTTGTTTGTATTTGTTGAACAGGTAGATCAGCTACAGAAGAGGCATCAGCTATTACTGCTTCATGATCTTCAGTATGAGTTGATTTACCTTTTCGTTTAAGGATTGTTTGATACAAACCAGATGCACCTAAATTTATTTTATTACGATGAAGTATTATTGAACTTCTAGTGTCAGACCTAACTACATCTCCTTGTAAACTTGTTAAATATATCGTAGGGAATTCAACTTCCATTTCATATTTATAACCAATAAAAGTATTAGTATGTTCTGTCCAATCACCAGGTAATTCAAAATATAATCCACTATTATATGTTATTACTGTTACTTGGGCAAATTCACCATTACTGGAAATAGCATACAGTAATCCATTAGTATTAAATGCAGATGGGCTTGGTGCAATACTTTTTTCATTAATACTATCATACATAAATGTAGTTATAGCTGAACTGTTATTATCACTAGCATTTACTTGAACATATCCAAAAGCTTTACCATTAGCATCTAAAGGTAAAGTACCTAATAAATTAGCATTAGAACTATTATCAAAAACACTACCAGGACTTATAGGTTCTATTCTTACATAACCACTATAATTACCTTTAACTTCATAAGTCGTACCATTTGTAGCATTTAAAGAATCTAATGTTGGTTGGAATATTAAGTTAACATTAGTACCAACGTTTCCTAAACTATCAGTTGTATATACATCTATATAATCAGCACTACCATTCCATGTGAATTTATAAGCTTTTTCGCTAGGAATTTGATATGCATTATCTAAATGTACTCTATGTTTAAACTCATTGTCACTAGTATTAGTTTGTAAGGTATCACTATGCATTTGTAGGTCAAGCTTCAGTAACATACACTTACTATCATCATCTGTAACTATATAAATAGAATCGTCTATAATAAAATGATACTGTATTTCCCAATCAAATGTCCAAGTAAACCAAGCTTGATGTACTCGTTTATCTGAAGTATTAAAATATTTATAGCAATACAAAGTTTTCTTATCCTTTTCACTGAATGCTATAAAACCATTCTCTTTAGACGCTGAAACTATATTTAGATCTTTATCTATTAATTCACTAACAACTTTACTTTGTTCAATAACATCAGGTTCACCTTCTCTGAGAACCCTAGCCATCTCCATAAACCTACTATGTTTTCCTACATTATCTATGAAGCCGATAGTAGTACCAAGTGAAAATGGATTCGTATTATGATTAAAGTTATAAGCTGATATGAAATTTATCTTAGCTGTTAGAGGACTTAGTACATCACTATCTGTAGTCAACATAAACTGTTGATTCTTAGTGAATAAAACTAGACCACTATTAACTTGAATACCATCAAAAATAATAGCTGGATATTCAGAACTACAAGATATATCAATTGGATCAGTCGCTGTAAATTGTATTGCAGACTTAGCCCAGAAATTATAAAAGTCTCCAGGTCTAGACATGATTACATTTTCATCACTTAATAAGACTAACCTATTTCTAAAGAATAGCATCTTGTTAATAGTCTTACCAATGAAACTAGGTCTAGGGTTTGTACCATTAACACGTGTATCACCTACTTGAGCATTATCCCATGTAATAGTTGAAAGTGTAAATGTACCATTAGCTTCTCTTACCAATTGAAGAGGCATAGTACCTGCATCAAATTCAATATCAGTTCCTGGCATTGCACATTCTTCCCAGACACCTTCACCGTCTAGATAAGTACCATCTGCTTTTTTTTGACCAATAAACTTTACATAATAATCATCTTCCTCAGCTTCACTGTTAGATACTTTAACGACATAACCATGCTTACATTGGCTAGGTAGATCAGCTACATCTTCTACTGAATTAGTTAATACATTTAGTAATTCTCCTACAGGTGAAGATACACTAAACTCTCCTTCAGAATCTGGACGGCTGATATAAAGACCATTACCTATTTGTTTGCAATGATAATTATTATTTGCCTCATCTTTCCATTGATAAAGTGTGTTAGTACCGCTAACACTATTTCCTAAGATACCTGTCCTAATAGCACCTAATATACTTTCAGCTGTAACTGTTGTTTTAGTATCAAATGAGGTTGGAGTTGGACGTATTAATCCAAGATTAGCTTGTACTTTAGATACACTAACTTCTTCTACCGTTATTTTATATCTAGCATCTTTCATCCAAACATAAAAAAAGTCACCCTCTTCCCAACCTTGTCCACCATGTAATAAATCATGTGTGGTTGTATATCTTGTTTGATATGTAGTGTTGTTACTACTATCTGTATAAGGTACTGCTTGACCAGTAGTTGTTAAACGGAAATAAAGTTTTTCTCTGCCAGTAGCATAGTTATCAGCAATCTCAGTTGCAGGAGTAGTAGCATCCTTTACAAAAACTCTAACGTTGTAACTCAAGGTTGTAGTTGCTGCAGATCCACCACTTTTGGTACCACCAACAGCACCGTCATCATCTAATAGCTTATTGTGATCAATTGAGAATATACGAGTACCTACATTAGGAGACCACGCATCATTACCATCTCCAGCACTGTCATCACATCTAACCCTAGTTATAGGAGTATTTACGTGATCACTCCTACTACCATTACCTGAATGATGAAGCATAAAACCATTCGAATCACAGTAGTTGTTACTGGAATCAATTAGCTCAACCCTGATACGTGTAGCAGTGGAAACTGTCTTTAGAGCTGCAGTTGGATCATCGAATATATTAACTGCATATTGACTAGCATAAGCTACTTTCTTTAATTCTATAAATGCCTCTGGATTTCTAGCAGCTTCTTTAGTAGAAGACATACTAGTAGTCTTAGTACGATTAGTTATATAGGTAAAATCATTTACAGTTAAAGTTTGAACATCTGGATCACTAATATGTTTTAAATAATTATAGATGTTAGTTTCTAACCCACTTAATGCAGCTACATAATCCCACTTAGCATTACCATCTGTTATAGCTGTACTAGTACCACTTGGACCACCTGATCCTGCTGACGTACCTGCAGTAGAGCATTCATAAACATTACTATTATTCTTTACTTTTTGACCTACAATATATGCAGTACTTGCTACCCAAGGTTGTGCGACTGCGTGAACAGTAACAGGACTACCGTCACTACACTTCCACATATTGACCTTACCATCATTAGCAAGAGAAGCTCCATTATTATCTTTATGTCTAATTATTTGACCTAAGTATTGTTCAGTTTCATCTCTGTAGTAGTGAAACCATTTACCTTGATCTTGAGAATCTGTAGCTGCACCATCTGCATCTAATTGTTTAATGAATTTAGCTCCTGGCCTTTTCATTAAACCTTCTGTGATATCTGGAAATACATTCTTTGCTACATTAACTTGACCAGGAACTTTTAGTTCGTCTGGTTGTTGAGAAATACCACCTGTATAAGATGGGATTGTTTGTGTAATACTTGCCATTATCTACTAAGCACAGAGAACGGTGTATAAGATCTATATCCAGATCCATGTGGAATACCAAAGAATGAAGGATCTCCTTTGTCACATTCGTATTCAATACAAGATGCTCTTGATTTAGCTTCGTCTTGTTGTAATAGTTTTACCAATTCGGGGTTTGATACAAGCTGTGTAGCTGCTCTTACAGCTGCTCTATAGGTTATGTATCTTTGAAATACATTTGGAATGTCTTCAAATGCATAAAGAGTTACTACGTCTACATATACAGCTGAGTCAAATTCATCAGTGTGATTTACTGTATCATATAAACGACCATTTCTAGTTACAACATCTGTTGTTTTAGAAACTAACCCATTATTTATATCATACCTAAGAGTATTAGCAGGTAAGTTTATATGTTTATTATTATCTGGATTAGCTTCTACATGATTCTCAGTATTAAAATGCCAGCCTTCATTCTGTACATCTTTATTTACTTCAGTAAGTATATTATATATAAATGCTGTTTCTGGATTTTCTAAGGTATTATATTTTACAACTTCTCTATAAACTTTAACAGTTTGACCAGCTGTTGCACCTGAGTTAAGTACTATATTTGAGCCTGATAAAGTAAAAGCTGTAGTTGCTGTACCATTTATAGAAACTTTTATTTCTGTTGAATTGGTATAAGTAAACCCTAGAGCAAATGTTGTTTGATTAGATGTTGCTGTATATGATGTTTCCGCTGCTAATTCAGTGTAATTACTTAGAGTAGTTATTGGAGATTGACCGATGGCTCCCAGTATAGAATTGACTGCGGATAATTCGGTATCGAGTTCAGTTGTTGTGGTAGCCATGAAAAATTTTTTGAAAAAAAAAGGGAGACCGAAGCCTCCCAATGTGTGTATAAAGTATAAAGTTTATGAGAAACCAGCGTTTGAAATAGCTGTGTTTTCTGTACCAGAACCATCCCAACCTGTTGCGTTAGAGGAAGCTGTGTTAATACCAGCGATCAACTCAACTGCACATGCAGGGTTAAGGAAGTCAGCACCCATTGCTAAACGACCAAGAATAACATCACCTTGGTAAACTACTGAAACGTCGCCAGAAGTTACTTGAACAGAAGGTCCAATAGCTTCTACAACACCTGCGGCTTCTTTCTGGAAGATAAGACCACAAGAGTTAGCAAACTTAGCAGCTAAACCATAGTTGTTAGTTGTCTTTTGACCACCTGCAGGAGTACCACCGTTGGCAGCTTGCTCCATGTCTTCCATGGTTGCACCAACATGATCACCAAAGTTGTCTTTAGAGTCGTAACCAGTTCTATTAGGATCAGCAGAAGTACCATACTTACCGAAGAATGGAATGTTCATTGACTTGAAGATACGGATACCTGCAATTTCAATGATGCCATTACCAGACTGTAGAGCTGTACCTTGTACGTCACGGTTGATTAAACCATTAGAAGATACGTTCTGTATAAGTGCATAGTATTGTCTTGGGTTTAGAACAGCTACACGTCCATCTCCAGAAACACCCTTCTCATCTAAAATTGCTGCTGCATCATAGAATGCGTTCACCAACTTAGTAGAGTCATAAGCGTCTTTCTTGTCTGTACTTGTATCTGTACCAACCTTAAGCATACTTCCACCTGGCTCTTCAAAGTTACTCATGGTAACTGGGCTTTGCTGCCTAGCTGCCTTTGTAATTGCTCTGAAGATTCTGCGGTCATAGTTCTCAGCTAGAGCATAACCAATTTTACGAGAGATTTCTCCACGTAGATCGTAGTGAGCAAGAGTCTCGTCTAATTCATAAACGAAAGCACTGGAGATGAGTAGGTCATCAACTGTGATTGTCTTCTCTGCTACTGGAGGAGTCTTCTCGTCGTTACCGAGTATGCTTTGGCCTGGGATATGGAATTCACTTTTGGTACGACCTGTGTAGATGAACTGTAATGATTTACCGTTCTTCAAGGTACGTCTTGTTACAAGATCTCTAGCGATTGTGTTATGCTGGAAACCTTTGAACATCTCACCTGAGAACAATTTCAGGTAAAGGGCTCGCCTTTGTGCCTCGGTACCCGCATTAGTTAAGGCACCATTATTGGCACCTCCATAAATAGGACCGTTAGCTGTAGCGGTTGTGGCTTGTTGTGCCATTTGTCTATATTATAAAATGTATAAAGTGTATATTTTCCCTTGCTAGCAAATTAAAATTGAAGTTTTGTGGTCTATCCCACCGTCTAGACGGCTAAAGGGTATCCTGCGTACAGGGCCAGAAGCCAAAGCGAGTGAGGGGATTCGAACCCCTGTTAAGTTAGGTTGGAAACCTACTTTCTTCCTTAGTCACTCGCAAGGTAGCACAATGAGGTGCCGCCTTTTCATGATGAATTACATGAGACCATTCTATATAAAGAATGAGGGATAGTAATCCAAAGACTACTATCCATAATTCGTTAATTTTCTTCAATGGACTCTTCATCAACACCTGGAGGTTGCTTGTCACTAGGCATAGTGTCAGGCTTCTCTTCTTTATTCATTGGAGCGTAAGGAGTAGGATGAGCTACTCCAAATCCAGTTGCTGATTGTTGTGCCATTAGAATGAGAACTTAGCTCCTAGTTTTGAACCGTAGTTGTTGTCAGCATCTTCCACTTGTGCGAAAGATACTTCACCATAGAAACCAAGTTTATCTGTAGCAGAGATACTGCCACCAAGCTTGCCAGAGAAATTAGACTCAGAATCAACCCCATCAACAGCATTAATCGTCTTACCACCTTGTATATAGTAAGCAAGATCACCGATAGCATTCTCATAACCCACGTGCAAATCTGTAGCACGGGAAGTAAAATCTGAACCAGTGTAATTAGCATTTGATTCTACGTTGACATATGGTCCAGCCATTGCAGGTGTAGAAACAAGGGCGGTTGTTAGGACAAGTGCAAGTTTTTTCATTAAATTAAATTAGATAGTTTTAGTGTAAGTGACACCACGATACTTTAGTTTTACAGTCATTGTAATACCTTAGTACCTGATCCCCGTTCCATGATCAGGTTTCATGCGTCCATGAAAAATGGATGAACGGACGTGGTTCTATTTTTTCTTTGTAGTCTTTTTAGGTCGACCAACCTTTGTACCGTATGTACCTTTACCCGAGGGCATATTCTTTCTCCGTTGTTGAAGCTAAATCAAGTGGGAAGTTGTGTGCGTTACGTTCATGCATTACCTCCATACCTAAGTCAGCACGGTTAAGAACATCTGCCCAAGTTGGGATTGTTCTTCCACCTGAATCGACGACGGATTGATTGAAGTTGAACCCGTTGAGATTAAAAGCCATAGTGGAGATTCCCATAGAGGTAAGCCATATGCAAACGACGGGCCAAGTAGCAAGGAAAAAATGTAAGCTGCGACTATTATTAAAAGAAGCGTATTGGAAGATGAGCCTACCAAAATAGCCATGAGCCGCAACAATATTATACGTCTCTTCCTCTTGACCGAATTTGTATCCATAGTTTTGAGACTCTAAGCCAGTCGTCTCACGA